GAGCGAGCGACAGTCTATTCCGCCGATCTGCAAGTACTACCGAACCTGGCCACCGCCGCCGCCTTCGATCCACGCAGCGCCAACGAGATCGAACTGGAGGCCGCCCGTGCTGCCTGGTCCGGAGGGAGAAAGTCCTACACGGTTGGGGATCGCCAGGTCGTGTTCCACGATGCGCCTGAAATGCTGGTCCGCATCCGCTGGCTTGAACAGAAGGTGGCGGAAGAAACCTATCTCAAAGCCGTAGGCGCTGGGCAGGAAGCTGCCCCTCCCGGCCGCGTGATGTACCGGTCCGCCTGACATGGGATGGCTTTCCGAATGGCGCGCACGCCGCGCCGCGGCCAAGAGCGGAGCGGAACTGCAGCGCCTGCTGGAAGTCGCGCAGACGCCCGCATGGCTGGCCAACTGGGGCGCCGATGCGCTCCCTCTCAACGAGGACGCCCAAGCTTCGCTTCCGATCGCGGTTAGCCGCAGCCGCAACCTGTGGCGCAACAACGATTACGTCCGCCGCTTCCGACAACTGCTCATCAGCAATGTGCTCGGTCCGCTCGGCCTGCGACTGCAGATGCGCATGACGCTGCGGGACGGGTCGCCGAACAAGCCGGTGAACGACCGCATCGAGGCCGCTTGGCACGCATGGGGAGAGCGTGGCGTCTGTGACTCCAGCAAAACGCTCGAATGGTCTGACGTTGAGCGCTTGTGCCTGGAATGCCTGGCGCGCGACGGCGAATTCATACTCCGCAAATTGCGCGCCGGCCTGCACGGATTTCAGGTGCAGCTCGTGGACCCGGTGCTGCTCGACGTCGGGCTCAACCAGCGGCTCGGCGCCGGAGCGCGCATCGTCATGGGTGTGGAGATCGACGCGCTCGGGGCGCCGCGCGCCTACTGGCTGCGCAACAATGGCGAGCCGATTTATGAAGGGGTGACCATGCAAGCGCACCTGCGCGTGCCGGCCGAGGAAATCCTCCACCGCTTCATCGCCGAAGAGCCCGGCCAGGTGCGCGGCATTCCCTGGACGGCCACCGCCGCACAACGTCTATGGCTCGTGCGCGATTTCGAGAAGGCGGCCCAGGTGGCCAGTTCGAACGCGGCGAAACGGATCGGCTTCTTCGTGAGCCCGAACGGCGACGCGCCGCCCGGAATCGGCGACGCCATCATGTCCGCCGTTCTCGACCAGGCCAAGGCCGCCGGCAAGGTCCTTACCGCCGAGGAAGTCGCCAAGCTGAAGGCCGTGGCGGAGAAATACTCCACGACGGCGCCGGGCACCTACGACACGCTGCCGGACGGCTATGACTTCCGCCCGTTCGAGTCCGACTATCCACACGTGGGTCACGGCGAGTTCGTCAAGGCATGCCTGCGCGGGGCCGCCTCCGGCCTTGGCGTCAGCTATGTGAGCCTCGGCAACGACCTGGAGTCGGTCAACTACTCGTCGGCCCGCGTCGGCATTCTGGAAGAGCGCGAGTTCTACAAGTGGGCGCAGGCCTGGTTTACGTGCGCGCTGCACGAGGACGTGTTCGAAGCGTGGCTGGAGCGCGCGCTCCTGTCCGTGCCTGAACTGCGCACCCTCGACGTGTCGCGCTTCAGCCAGTTCGTAGAGGCCGCCACCTGGCAGCCGCGCCGCTGGGCGGGTATCGACCCGGTCAAGGAAGCCGCCGCCGCCGAAAAGAACCTCGCCCTGAAACTCACCAGCCGACGCCGTCTGATCCTGGAGCGCGGCGAAGATCCGGACGAGGTGTTCGCGGAGATCGCGCAAGAGGAAGCCATCTTCGGCCCGGTCAACGCGGCACCGCCGCCCCCTCCCGATCCGGAAAAGCCGGACGAGGAAGACGACAAATCCGGCCGCGCCCCGTTGCGCGTCGTCACAGGAGCCTGAACCATGGAACAACGCAAGCCCGAACCCGGCGACACGCTGAAACGCGAAATCAGCATCGACTACCGCGCCGCGGAAGGCGACACCGCCGAGCGCTTCACCGCCTCCATCAGTTCCGAGGACCCGTATCGCCGCTGGTTCGGCACGGAAATCCTCGATCACTCCAAGGGCGCCATCAATCTCGATCGCGCCAAGGACGGCCTCCCGCTGCTCTTCGGACATGACGGCTACAGCGCAGCCACGCTGATCGGCCGCGCGGAAAACGTGCGCCTGGAGGACCGGCGCATGAAGGCGGACCTGCGCTTTTTCAGCGACGAGGAAAGCCAGCGCGTCGCCACCAAGGTGCGCGAAGGACACCGCGAGATGTCGATCGGTTATCGGGTCGATGAAATGAAGCTCGAAAAGAGCACCGACACCGAAGACACGTTTCGTGTGACCAAGTGGACGCCCTTCGAGGCTTCCATCGTCGCCGTCCCGGCCGATGCCACCGTCGGCGTCGGGCGTCAGTTTCTTCAACCGGCGGCAGTGCCCGCCGCCACTGCAAAAGGAGTCCACATGGACCAGCAGCAAACCGCCCAGGCGGGCGCAACCGCCGATGCCCGCGCCCTTCCGCCCCAGATGTCCGACATGGAGCGTGTCTCCGAGCTGCTCGCTCTGGGTGAGAAGTACGGCCAGTACGTGACGCAGAAGGACGTGTCCGAGGCGATCCGTGGCCAGAAGTCCGTGGAGACCTTCAAGGATTTCATCCTCGCGCGCATGGAAACCGCAACTTCCGGCGCCAAGCAGATGAAGATCGGCATGGCCGTCAGTGAAGTGCGCCGCTACTCGCTCTTCCGCGCGGTGCAAGCCACGCTCACCGGTGACTGGTCCAAGGCCGGCCTGGAGCGCGAATGCTCCGAAGCGACCGCACAACTGTTCGGACGCGCGCCAGAAGGCTTCTTCGTTCCCATGGACGTGCTGCTCAGTCGGGACTTCAACGTCGGCACCACGACCGAGGCCGGCAACCTGGTGGCCACCGGCGTGCGCACTGACCTCTGGAACGACGCCCTGCGTAATGCGCTCGTCATGCCGCGGCTGGGCGCCCGGGTGCTCACCGGCCTGCGCGACTCGCTGAGCATCCCGCGCAAGGCGACCGCCTCGACGCTCGGGACCTTGACCGAAATCGGCTCCGCGTCCGAGACGGCTCCGACCACCAACGCGCTGAGCCTGTCACCCAAGCGTGTCGGCGCCTTCGTTGAAGTGTCGAAGCAGGCCATCATCCAAGGCGTCATGGACGTCGAATCGATGATCCGCGATGACCTGCTGGCCGGAGCCGCGGTGCAGATCGAATATCTGGCGGTCAACGGCAACGGCACCAGCCCGCAGCATGCCGGAATCCGCAACACCACCGGCATCGGAACGGTCGTGGCCGGCACCAACGGCCTCGCGCCGGCATGGTCCCATATCGTGGATCTCGAAACCACCGTTGCCGTCGCCAATGCCGAGCCCGACATGCGCGCCGGCTATCTCATCAACGCCAAGACCCGCGGCAAGCTCAAGCAGACAACGCGCGGCACCAACCTGGAAATGATCTGGGCGCAGTACGGCAACGACTTCCCGTTGAACAACTATCGGGTTGCCGTGACCCAGAACGTGCCGAGCAACCTGACGAAGGGTACTTCGACGACCGTCTGCTCGTCCGCCATCTTCTCGTCGGACTGGAGCCAAGAAGTCCTGGCCTTCTTCGGCGCCCCAGACGTGACTGTCGATCCGTACAGCAAGGCCGACACCGGCCAGGTGAAGATCACGCTCAACCAGTTCGCCGATTCCGGCGTGCGGCAGCCTGGCTGCTTCTCCAAGGTCGACGACCTGATCACGGGCTGATCCGCAACACCTCACGAGCGATTCGCATGGCTAGGGACGCGACCCGAAAAGCGGCAACCCTCCGGCTGCCTGCCATGCGATCCATTGTCCGGGGGAGAGTCGCGGAGGCACTCTGATGGTCTGGAAAATCGACGCACCGCAGGGCAACGAAGCGCGCAAGGTGCGCTTCGAGGTACTGCCCTACCTGCACTCCGGCCTGGATCTGGGCTGCGGCCCGTCCAAGGTCTGGCCGCACTTGATCGGCATCGACAGCACCAAGGACACCAAACTCTTCGGCATCGAGATGAAGCCGGACATGGTGCTGCCGGATGTCTCGCGCCTGCGCCCGTTTGCCGACGGCTCCATGCAGTGCGTGTTCAGCTCGCACACGCTGGAGCACATTCCGGACACGGTATCCGCGCTGCGGGAATGGTGGCGCGTGATCGAGCCGGGCGGCTACCTCGTGCTCTACCTGCCGCACGCGGATTTCTATCCGCGCATCGGCGAGGCCGGGGCGAATCCGGACCATGTGCATGATTTCCTGCCCGCAGACATCGTGCGCGCCATGCAGGACGTCGCGCCCGACTGGTCGCTCCTCGTCTCGCAGGATCGCACGGCAGGCGACGAGTATTCCTTCCTGCAGGTCTACCGCAAGGACAAGAGCGGCGCTGGCCAGCGCTATCCATACCTCGATGCGCTGCCGGAGAAGCGCGCCGCGATCGTGCGTGTGGGCGGACACGGAGATGCGCTGTGGGCCAGCTCGCCGGCCTGGCACCTGAAGCAGCAGGGCTACCACGTCACCGTCTACACGGCGCACACGGGCGCCGACATGCTGCGCTACGACCCGAACATCGACCGCGTCGTGAGCTTGCCCAACAACGCCATGACCGACGAGGACCTGCGCGCCTACTGGTGCCACGAGGCGGTGAAGTTCGAGCGCTTCCATAACCTCATCGGATCGGTCGAAAAAACGCTTCTGTTCCACGACTCGGACGACGGCTATTGGCACACGCCCAAGCTTCGGCACCTGCTGGCAAACCACAACTACCTCGACCAGGTGCATACCTGGTGCGATGTTCCGCAGCAGCCGAAGATGCAGAAGTTCTATCCGACACCGCAAGAGGCGGATTGGGCGCGCGCCATGCGCGCCAAGCTGCCCGGGCCGCTCGTGGTGATCGCACCGGCCGGCTCCGGTGTCGTCAAGTACTGGCCGCACGCCCAACGCCTCATGGAGCTTCTGGCCGAGCGCGGCGTCTATTCTGTCGTTCTCGGCGACGTGCGCGACCCGGGCGTGATCGGCCTGGAACCCTATGGCTCCGTGGTTGGCATGGAATGGCCCGTGCGCCACGCCTGCGCCTTCGCGCTATTGGCCGATGCGGTAGTGGCCACCGAAAGCCTGGTCGCCAACGCAGTCGCCTTCGAGCCGATGCTCAAGCTAATCACGCTGAGCCATAGCAGCAACGAAAATCTGACGCGCGACTGGCCGAACTGCGCGGCGATTGAGCCGAGGGGCGTGTCCTGCCACCCGTGCCACCGCATACACGGCAATTTCCAGTTCTGCGCCCGAGACGAAAACACCGGCGCCGCCGCCTGCCAGGCCACCGTCACCGCCGACACCGTCGCCGAGTTCCTGTTCGAGCGCCTCGCCATCGAGGTGAAAGAAGCCGCCCATGCTTGACGCCGCCACCATCGCCGCCGACGCCGCGGATGCCATCGAGGCAGTCGCCGACGCCACCCTGACCTGGTCCCCTTCCTGGGGCGGCGCTGCGCTGTCGGCGCCGGTTGCGCATGACGCCGAGTCGGTCGATGCGCTCGGCGTCGTGAGTACCGGCCACCAGGTGCACTACGCCACCGCCCTGCTGCCGGGGCTGGCCGAGGGTGAGGTCGTGACGATCGGCGCGGAATCGTTCCGCGTGGCCGCGGTGCGCGCCATCGGCGATGGGCTGACCAGCATCGCTATGCTGCACAAGTTCGCAGCGCCCGCTTAACCAGGAGCCACCATGGCAAACGCATTGTACGACTCGGGCCGCGAGGGATTCCTCGGAGGGACCATCGACTGGGATACCGACGACATCCGCCTGATCCTGATCGACGAGGCCGACGACACGATCGACCTGGCGGTTGACAACTTCCTCGATGACCGCGCGGTGGCCTCGCGCGTGGCCACCTCCGCTGCGTTCGGCAGCAAAACGATCACCGCCGGGGTGGCCGACGCGGCCGACGTGACGCTCACAGCGGTCACGGGCGACCCGTCCGAGTCGATCGACATCTACAAGCACACGGGCGTGGAGAGCACCTCGGCGCTGATCTGCAACATCGACACGGCCACCGGACTGCCCGTGACGCCCAACGGCGGGAACATCACCATCCAATTCGACGCCGGCACCAACCGGATTTTCAAGCTGTGACCCTGACCGCTCGCATCGTCACAGAGGGCACCCAGGTGCTGGTGCAGTTCAACGATGGCGCCAAGTCTTTCGTTCTGCAGCTCGAGCACCAGGCCGCGCACGAGATCGGCGTCGGCATGGTCTGCGCCGCACGCAAGGCAGAGGAATTGGCCAATGCCGAGCGCATCGCGCTGGATTCGGCCATCCTCATGCGCTCCGGCGCACCATTCACGCTGTCCGACCATCCCAAGATCATCGCCGAGGCCGCGAAGGAAGCCGCCTGGAACACGAACCTGCGCCGCTGCATGGCCGGTGGAGTGAAGTCCCAGGAAGCGTTCGGCCTGCCCACCATCCTGCAAAGCCCACCGCGGAGGAAGCCATCATGAGCGCCCATTACGACGGCATGAGCATCGAGATTCTGGATGCTGAGATCCAGCGCCTGGTCCACGAACGTGCCGTCCTCCGAGACCGGGCCAAGGCCGCGACCGAGGCGCGCGACC